CGGGTTCGACATCATTTTATAAAAATAAGAGGTAATTAAACATGGAATTTGTATTAGTAAATAAATTTTTTAGAGTTGGCAAGACGGAAGTCTCTATTCAATGTGACAAGCCGTTTACTTTTTTTACTCGTGAGTTAGAGGGTGACCACGTTGGTGATACGGACGAAATGCTCATTGATGCTGTTAAAGATATTCTACGAACTGAGTTAGATCCTACAAGTGCTATTGTTAAGAACCAAGAACAATTGGCTAAGACGACTGCAGCACTTGAGCAAGCTAATCAGCTCATGGAAGGCATGCAGAAGGTCAGCTTGCACAACACTGACGATATCGAGGAAATCTTTGCACGCTTGGAAGTGCTTGAGAAACACAATGGTATTGAGCATGAACATGAGGATGAAGCGGAGGGGCATGAGGAAACGCCTCACGTTGCCGAGGCAGAAACACAACCTACGGAACCTGCTCCAGTAACTCCACCTGTTCAACCAGAACCCCAACCAGCTACAGAAGTAGCCACTAACGGAGTTCCTAATATGGTCGTATCTGAGCCAACTCCAGCTCCAGCGCAACCAACTACTGAACAACCAGTAGCAGAAGCGCCTACACAACCTGCACCAGCAGTAGAACAACCAACAGAAAGCGAGACAGAACATGAAATTTCTACACCGACAAGCGAAGCGAGCACTAGTGAAAACAATGGAGGTAGCAACAATGAGTAAAATTACATTAGACCAAGCAAAAATCGACATGTACATCAACCTGCTAAAACGTGGAGCGATTGACTTTTCATTTGTCAACAAACGCTTCCGAGAACGTGTACGAAAAGAATTGGAGCGCCTTGGCTTGAGCCACTTGGCGAACTAGCGAGGTGTTTATGGACGTCTTACAACAGATAGAGCATTTCTTCATGAATGTGCTACCATCTGCTTCACCGATTATCATCGCTTGGCTTAGCTACAAATTGCCGAAAAAAGCCAAAGAAGAGACGGAGAAAATCGTCTCGGAACTAACCAATGTCAAGAAACAGATTGAAGATGTCCAGACTACCGCTAAAGATAGCAATTCCAAAATCGACGAAGTGCAAGCAAAATTAAAAATTCACGATGAGGCGCATTTAAATACTATGAAATTGCGCCTTGACCGTGATATGCGACGGGCTATTAACAGAGGATATACCTCTAGAGATGAATTCTCCTTAGTAGAAAGCATTCATAAAATCTATAAAACTCTAGGAGGTAATGGCTACATAGACCGTCTATACTGCGATTTTGAGAAATTGGATATTACGACAGATATCTTAATTGATGATTAGATAGAAAGAGGTTTAGAATGGGTTGTAAAAACCACAGAGTTAATACAACCAATTTGGCTCGGATTGATGGTGGCGACCTTATTAAGCAAGGGGATTTGTCTTCTACTTTTGGGTTTGAGCTGTTAGACGAGAATTACCGTGTTATGACCTCGTTTGAGGGTCAAGATGCGGTTGTTACTCTAACAAAGAGACAACGCAGATGGAAGACAACTGCTCCCGTCACTAGCCATTCTGTCAATTTTAATTTAGATAGTATTCTACCAAGCGGAAAATACCGAGTGGAAATCTCGGTTGGAGGGTATATCTTCCCAAGCGATAGAGATACTTATATTGAAATTGAAGACTCAGATAAAGAATTGGTTACGGAAGATGTCTATACTTTGAAGGAACTAGACATCGAGAAAGAAGTAAAAAAACAGCTTGCAGAAAGGCCTGCAAGCGAAGGTGGAGTATGTCCGGAATTTCCCGATCTACTCTTCTTTTATAATATTGGAAAGGTATGAAAACAATGGATACAACAAAATTAACAGCATTCGCTCAAGCAGTAGGAGCAGATATTAAGGAAGTGAAGCAAAGCGTCAGCACTAAAGTAGAAACTTCAGCAATGACGCAAGCTATCTCTCAGGCAGTCACTCAAGCTAAATCAGAGGTTAAGG